GCAAGCTTTTCCATATACAGAAATGGTTAGAGAATGGAATGGTGCAAGAGTTCATATTTCAGAATTTGAACCAAAGCAACCACAGTTACAACCAAAACCTGTAGGAGCTGATGCTCAAGGTTTACCTGAAGCCAGACCAGCAAGAGTTGAACCTGCAACTACAATTATTGCACCTGAGAATTCTATATCAGCAACAAGTGGATCAGGAACCATGACTATAACTATGGGACCAATAGTTAATTCTACTTTGGAAGCAAAAGTTGCAGACACTAATCCATATCAAACCGGTGATGTAGTAAGAATATCAGATTTACAAAGTGATATAGGTGGTCTGACAGTAGATAATTTTCAAACAGAAACAACACTAGCTTCTAATATATCAGCATCAGCTACAACAATATCTTTAACAGACGCATCTAAATTTCCAACTAGTGGATACATTGTAATACAAAAAGTTTTAACATCTTCTGATACATCGGATCCTGTGCAAGTGGGAAACATTGCAGATGAAGTTATTCAATACACAGGCAAGAGTAGCAACGATTTAACTGGTTGTACTAGAGGGACTTCTGGTATAATATACGGCGTAAGACAGCCAACAACTACAGCTGGAACACATTCATCTGGTGCAAAAGTATTTGGATCATTTGTTGTAACCAGATTAACAAGAACTGTTGGTTCAGTTTCTTACAGTTGTCAATTTACATTTAGCACTGTATCTAATGCAACAGCGACTGATTCAGGATCGGGTGGCACTACAATTACTACAGGTCCAATAAATATAAGACGAGGATAATATGGCAGGATTTACATACGCAACATTAACAACAGCAATTCAAAATTACACTGAAACGGATACAAACGTTTTAACTGCTACTATTACAGATCAATTTATTGAAAATTCAGAACTTAGAATTTTAAGAGATGTACCACTTGATGCATATAAAAAACAATCTATTGGTAATTTAGTTACAGGACAAAATACAATTAACGTACCAGCTCAAACTTTATTTGTAAAAGGTGTACAAGTTTATGATTCAACTTCTGCTTCAACAGGTAATAATGTTTGGCTAGAGAAAAAAGATGAATCTTATTTACAAGAATACCAACCATCCACAGAAACTTCAGCTAGAGCACAGCCAAAATACTATGCTATGTTTGGTGGAGCAACAGGTATAAGTGATACTACTTCAGGAAGATTATTCCTGGCGCCTGCACCAGATAACACGTACGTATTTAAAATACATTATGAAGCTATTCCAACTGGATTATCGGGTTCAAATACTACAACTTATGTAAGTCAATACTTTCCAAATGGCTTACTATATGCTTGCTTAGTAGAGGCATTTTCTTATTTAAAAGGTCCAACAGATATGTTGACATTATATGAAAATAAATATAAACAAGAGGTAGAGAAGTTCGCAGCAGAACAACTTGGTAGACGTAAAAGGGACGACTACACGGATGGTACAGTTCGTATTAAAGTTCCTTCACCGACACCTTAATAGGAGAAAAAAATTATGGCAATAACATCAGCAATATGTTCAAGTTTTAAACAAGAACTTTTAGAAGGAAAGCATGACTTTCAAACATCAGGTTCTGGTGGTCATACTTTTAAAATAGCATTATTTACAAGTTCAGCATCTTTGGGTGCAGCAACAACTGACTATTCAACTTCAAACGAAATTTCAAATACATCTGGATCAGCATATTCTGCTGGTGGTAAAGCATTAACAAATACTGGAGTTGGTTTAACTTCAACAACTTCGTTCACAGATTTTTCTGATATTTCATGGACATCAGCTTCATTCACTGCAAATGGTGCAATGATTTATAATACAACAACAGATGGTGGTTCAGGTACAACTGATGCTGTTTGTATTATAGCTTTTGGTTCTGATAAAACTGCAACTAACGGAACTTTTGAAATACAGTTTCCTGCAAACGATTCATCAAACGCAATCATAAGATTAGCATAAGGAGGGGCTCCTTATGTCCATAGCTCAAACGTTCACAGTAACGGTCCAGAGCACTGGTTCAGGTAATAAATATTTTATTGATGGTGTTCAACAAGACACCATAATGATTGGTGCTGGTCTAACTTATAAGTTTGATCAATCAGATAGTTCTAACTCAAGTCATCCACTAAGATTTTCTACAACAAGTGATGGTACACATAATTCTGGATCAGAATACACGACAGGTGTTACTACATCTGGAACTCCTGGATCATCTGGTGCTTATACTCAAATTGAAGTAGAAGCAGGAGCACCTACAACTTTATATTATTATTGTACAAACCATTCAGGAATGGGTGGACAAGCTAATACTGATGGATGGGGACGTTCTTATTGGAGTCAAGCTGATTGGGGTGATACTAATATTGTTGAAACTGGATGGGGACGTAATACTTGGGGTTATCAAAGTTGGGGTGATACACCTGTTGTTTCAGTAACAGGGTTTTCTATTACATCAAGTTTAGGTTCTGTTACAAGTGCAATTAATTCTACAGTAACTCCAACAGGTCTTTCAGTTACTTCTACTTTAGGAACTGCATCAAGTATTGTAAATGTTACTATCGAACCTAATGGTTTAGAAATCAATGACTTGCAAGGAACAGCTCAAGCAAGCATTTCAGTTACACCATCTATTACAGGTTTATCAACTACAGCCGCTATTGGTGTCATAGATCCAAATGATCAAACAGTTGGATTATCTAGTTTTGAAATTACTTCAACACAAGGAACTGCTTTTGCTCCTAATGAAGATGTATCTATTACAGGTCAATCAATTACTTCCGCACTTGGAAACCCTGTAGCAGTTAATGCTGTAATAATTACACCCACTGGATTTGAAGTATCAACTGCTCAAGGTTCTGTGGTTGTACCTAATGATGCAGTAGCACCAACTGGACTATCTATAACATCTTCTATAGGTTTTGCAGCTGAAACAGGATCAGTAAGTGTACCTGTTACAGGTGTATCTATGAATTCTCAACAAGGTACAATTGTAGATGTCCCTGATCAAATAATGGGATTAACAGGAGTCTCATTTAGCGCTGCTATTGGTAGTATAGATCCTAAGGATCAAGTTGTTGGATTACCAACATTTACTGTGACAGCAACTCTCGGAGAACCATTTATTATACATTATCAAGATGTTGACACTGGATCAAATACATCTTATAGTGGGGTTTCAACAGGTTCGAATACGAATTATTCTAATGTTGCAACTGGATCAAATACAAGTTATACTGACGCTGCATAGGAGATAAAATTTATGGCATCAACATATACACCTCTTGGTGTTGAACTAATGGCAACTGGCGAAAATGCTGGTACATGGGGAACAAAAACAAACGCAAATTTAAGTTTAGTATCACAATTAACAGGTGGCTTTGCACAAGTATCTATTGCAGGTGGTGCACAAACTACAGCTTTAGATGTTGATGATGGTGCATTAACTGGAACAGCTCAACAAAGAATGATTGAGTTTACAGGTTCTATTACAGGAAACCAAATTGTTACAATTCCAAATGATGTAGAAACTTTTTACATTTTAAGAAACTCAACTTCAGGTGCATACACAGTTCAATTTAAATACGCAACTGGTTCAGGAGATTCATTTACTTTTACAGCAACAAATAAAGGTGACAAAATTTTATTTGCATCAGCTAATCCAGATGCAACAAATCCAAAAATTTTAAGTCTTGCTACAGGTATTGCTTCAGTAGTAGAAGATACATCTCCACAACTAGGTGGCGATCTTGATATGAATAGTCAAGATATTGTAACTACATCAAATGCAAATATAGATTTAAATCCAAATGGAAGTGGTGTTGTAAATTTAGTAGCTAACTCTACTAGAGCAGGTACTCTTAGATTTACTGAAGACACTGACGATGGATCAAATTACTTGGATTTAAAAGCAGGAGCAATGGGCTCTAATTTAGCGTTTACTTTACCTACAGCAGATGGTACTAGTGGACAGGCAATAACTACCAATGGATCAGGAGCTTTGAGCTTCAATGATGCAGGAATTTCAACAGGAAAAGCTATTGCAATGGCAATCGTTTTCGGATAAAAGAAAAGCAGGAGATTAAAAAATGGCAAATCCAAATATAGTATCAGTAACAAGTATTAATGGTGAGTCGGTAGGCTTTAATTTAACAGCTACTACGACTACAACTTTATTAACTGTATCATCAAACAAACTTTTAAAAATTAATAGAATTACATGTGCAAACGTTGACGGAACAAATGCAGCAGATTTATCATTATCAATCACAAAAGCTAACTTCACATCAGCAGGTGTTTCAGACTTTGACACTTCAGGAACTTTCTTTCTAGCGAAAACAGTTTCGGTACCAGCAGATGCTACACTAGTTGTATTGGACACTCCAATATATTTAATGGAAGCAGACGTACTTAAAGGTGGCGCAAGTGCAGCATCGGACTTAGATCTAGTTATATCTTATGAAGTTATAGACGACGCTTAGGAGGTTTAAATTATGGCGCAAGGAAATGGCGGAATAATTGGACCAGTTAAATGTCTCTCAACTCCAACTACAAAAGTAACATCATTTACTTCATCAGGAACTTTTAATCAAACTAACTGTTCATCTTCTGCACCAGCAATTTTAGTTGTTGCTGGAGGTGGAGGTGGTGGTGGTAATGATGGTGGTGGAGGTGGAGCAGGAGGATATCGTACTGCAACATGTGTTTCATTAAGTAGTTCAATGACAGTAACTGTAGGTGGAGGTGGTCCTGGAGGACCTGGAACAGGAACTGGTGGATCAAATTCAATTTTTAGTACAATAACATCAGCAGGTGGTGGTTATGGTGGAGCTGGTGGAGTTACAGGTTCAACTGGAGGTTCTGGTGGAGGTCGTTCAGGAAATGATCCAAATCCAGCTTTGGCTGGTAATACTCCTCCTGTAAGTCCTCCTCAAGGTAATGCTGGTGGTACTGCTAGTACAAGCGCAAACGTATATGGATCAGGCGGTGGTGGAGGTGCAACAGCTGTAGGAGCTAATGGGACAGCTTCTGTTGGTGGGAATGGAGGTGCAGGAACAGCAAATTCTATTACAGGAAGTCCAGTAACTTACGCAGGCGGAGGTGGTGGTGCAACTCATATTGGAGGATCAGCAGGTAGTGGTGGTGCAGGTGGTGGTGCAGCAGGTACAACTGGTCCAGGTCCAGGAACAACAGCAGCATCTGGTACAGCTAACACAGGTGGTGGTGGAGGTGGTGGAGCAGGTCAAGGTGGAGTAAGTGGAGCTGGTGGCTCAGGAATAGTTATAGTTAAAGAATCTTATACATGTGCTTCAGGAGTCTGGAGCATGCAATCACTTTATTGTGAAGTATCAAATAATAATTGGGTTTCAAGAACAGCATCAGTAGATTACATGGTAGTCGCTGGTGGTGCATCAGGTGGAGCACACTATGCTGGTGGTGGAGGTGGTGCAGGAGGATATCGTGCATCAGGTTATGGCCCAAGTCCACTTCAAGGATCAGCACAAGAATTAAGTTTAGGAACATATGCAGTAACAGTTGGAGCTGGTGGTGCAGCAAGAGCAGGATGTGCAAGTCCAAAAATAGGTAATGCAGGAACAAATTCAGTATTTAATATAATAACATCATCAGGTGGTGGTTATGGAGGATCTACTCCAAACACTGCTGGAGGTCCCGGAGGATCAGGTGGTGGAGGTGGTGAAAGAAATAACACTGCAGGTGGTGCAGGTAATGCAGGAGCATTTACAATACCAGAAGGTAATAATGGTGGTAATGCTAAACCACAAGGACCTGGAGCAGCAGCAGCTGGAGGTGGAGGTGGAGCAACTGCAGTCGGTGCTGCAGGAGTAGGACCTCCTAGTACAGGCCCACAAACAGGTGGTAATGGAGGTGCAGGAGCACCTAATGCAATTACAGGGACAGCAACATCATACGCAGGCGGTGGAGGTGGTGGAGTTGAAGGTTCTGGTTCAGGATCACCAGTAGTCGGTGGAACAGGTGGAGCTGGTGGTGGTGGAGCTGGTGGTGCAGATTCTGCAGGAACAGCTGGTACAGTCAACACAGGCGGTGGCGGTGGTGGAGCAGGTAATGGTCCCGCACCAACTACAGCTTCAGGAGCAGGTGGTTCAGGTATCGTGATCGCAAGAACACCTTCAAGTGCAGGAGTAATATTTAGTACAACACCAGGTGGAGCAGTTTCTCAAGCACCAGACGGTGGTCAAGTCGCAACCTTTACAGCATCAGGTTGTTTATCAATTTTAGATTCAGGATGTGGTGTTAGTGCAAATTATTTAATTGTAGCTGGTGGTGGAGGTGCAGCATCAAGAGAACATGGTGGTGGTGGCGGAGCAGGTGGTTATAGAACTTCTTTTGGTTGTTGTTCAGTATCAAATTTAAATTTAGGAACAGGAGTTTATCCAATAACTATTGGTGCTGGTGGATCTGGTGGATCTGGAAGTGGAGAAGCAAATAATCCAGGTGCAAAAGGTGGTGATAGTGTTTTTTATGGAATTACATCTACAGGAGGTGGTTTTGGTGGAGCTCAAGGAAATCCTGGACCTGCTGCTGGAACAGGTGGATCAGGTGGAGGATCAGGTGGAGGAGATTCTGTTCAACCAGGTGGAGCTGGTAACACACCTCCTGTAAGTCCTTCTCAAGGAAATCCTGGAGGAGCAGGAGCAACTAATCAAGATGGTGGTGGCGGTGGTGGTGCTAATGCTTCAGGTGGAGCTGGTTCTGGACCAAGAGCTGGTGGAGCTGGAAAAGCAAATACTATTACAAACTCATCTGTAACATACGCTGGTGGTGGAGGTGGTGGTAATTACCCTGGTGGAAGTTCTTCTGGAGGAGCAGGTGGTGGTGGAGATACTGGATCAGCAGGAACAGCCAACACTGGTGGTGGAGGTGGTGCAGGGACTTCTAGCCCTAGCCCTGGTTTTGCAGGTGGATCAGGAATTGTTGTAGTACGTGTACCAGGATCAACAACAGCAAGTGTTGCACCAGGAACTAACAGTTTAGCAACATTACCAGGACCAGCTGGAGGATGTAAAGTAGCATCATTTACTGTATCTGGAACGTTGACAATAAGTTAAAATTAAAATATAAATATAATTTTTAAGGAGATAAAAATATGGCACATTTCGCAGAATTAAAAACAAAAGCAGATCCAACAGGATTTACATCAGATACTCATCAAGTAGTTGAAAGAGTAGTAGTTGTAGGAAACGATTGTGTTCCTTCAGACATGCACCAAGATGGTGAAACATGGTGTATTAATTTTTTTAAAGGTGGAATCTGGAAACAAACTTCTTACAATAATAATTTTAGAAAACAATATGCAGGAATCGGAATGATTTATGATCCTGTAAAAGATAAATTTTTAGGACAACAACCTCATGCTTCATGGTCATTAGATTCAAGTGACGATTGGCAAGCACCAATAACTTATCCAACAATTACAGAAGAAGATGATGTTAGATATATAATTTCTTGGAACGAAACAAAATACGACGCTGACAACACACAAGGTTGGGAAGCAACAAAATCAAACGACGAATCGGAAACACCTACCAAATATAATTGGAATGGCACAGCTTGGGTGTCCGAATAGGAGACTCACATGGCCAGATCTAATGGCGGAATAATCGGTAAAAGTAATCAAGCTTCTTTCGGGAAGTGTAAACTTACATCCACAACATCCACAGGATCAACTACATTTACTACACAACCAGGAACTAGAGTTGCAAGAGTTTTAGTTCTTGCAGGTGGAGGGTCTGGTGGTACCAACCAAGGTGGCGGTGGTGGAGCTGGTGGTTTAGTAGAAGTTTCTGAATTATCAGTATGTGGTAATAGAGGTTATCCAATTGTAGTAGGAGCTGGTGCTGCTGCAGGAAGCCCTCCTAATGCTTGTGGTAGTGCTGGAACTAATTCAACAGGATTTTGTTTAACAGCAGTTGGCGGTGGAAAAGGTGTAAGTGTAACTCAAGGTGAACCTGGCTCTCCTCCTACAGGAGGAGATGGTGGTGGTGGTGGATCAGGTGGTGGTGGATCTGGAGCTTATTATCAAGTAACAGCAGGTGGTGCTTCTAATCAATCTTGTCAACCTGGTTTATCAGGTTCATGTGGTCATGGAAATGCAGGAAGTGGAAATACAGGACCAGCAGCATCAACTCCTAGTAACACAGCATCAGGTGGTGGTGGAGGAGCAGGTGGAGCTGCTCAAAACGCTACTGTTTCTCCAAACGTAGCTGGTGTTGGAGGAAATGGTAAAGCAAGTGATATAACAGGTTCATGTGTAACTTACGCTGGTGGTGGAGGTGGAGCTACTTCTGGTCCAAGTGGTTCACCAGCAGGAGCCGGTGGTCCAGGTGGAGGTGGTGCAGGAGCAAATTCAGGTGGTGCAGGTTCAGGCACAGTTAACACTGGAGGTGGCGGTGGTGGTCAAGATGATAACAGTGGACCATCAGGAGCAGGTGGCTCAGGAATCGTAGTCGTAAAAGAATTAAACAAAGCAAGTGGTGTGTGGTCAATGCAAAGTGTATTTAGCGCAAGAAATCAAGGAACATGGCCTGATGGAACTGTTATGGTAGAGTTAAATTATTTAATAGTCGCTGGCGGTGGTGGAGGTGGTGGTAATAGTGCTGGAAACTCTGGTGGTGGCGGTGGAGGTGGTTACAGATCTCTTACTCAACAAGTAGCTTTAGGTACTTCAACCGATTACCCTATTGTTGTTGGTGGTGGCGGTGGTGTTCAATCACAAGGTAGTACAAGTTCAGCTTTTTGTAATTCATCAACTGGAGGTGGACGAGGTGGTAATTATGCTTCACCAAATCCAGGTGGACCTGGTGGATCAGGTGGTGGTGGCGCTCAAACAGGAGCTCCAGGTGGATCAGGAAATGCAGGTGGATATTCTCCACCAGAAGGATTTAACGGTCAAGCGTCCGCAGGTGTAAACGGTGGTGGTGGAGGTGGAGCTGGTGGAAGTGGAACTGGAGGAGGTGGTAGTCCTGGTGGGGCTGGTGGAAATGGTGGTCCAGGTAGTAGTTCTTCGCCAGTAGACTGTACAACAAGAGCTGGAGGTGGTGGTGGTTCTGGTCACTCTGGAGGATCAGGTGGATCAGGTGGTCCAGGCGGTGGTGGTAAAGGAGCTTCAGGATCAGTATCAGGATCAACTAACACTGGCGGTGGTGGTGGTGGTGGCGGTGAAGGTGATGGTGGTAAAGGTGGTGGATCAGGTGTTGTTCTTGTTAGAGGACCAAGTGCAATTACTTTTTCAGCAACTCCTGGAGGATCAATTTCAACTCACCCAGGTGGAGATAAGATAGCTACATTCACAGCTTCGGGAACATTGACAGTTTCATAATTGATCTAGATCAATTCTTTTTATTTCTCTTTACTTTAATTATAACTAAGTTATAAATATTATATAAAGACATATGAACCTTACAAACTATTATTGGTATTTTCAATCAGCCGTTCCAGAACGTATCTGTGATGATATTGTAAAATATGGTCATCAAATGCAAGATCAAATGGCAGTCACTGGCGGTTATGGCGATGGTAAAAAATTAAATGCAAAACAAACAAAAGATTTAAAAAAGAAAAGAAACTCAGACATTGTTTGGA